TCTACATGACAAGCAATACCGAACCATCCGGCTTCTTACCGACAGCCCGAAGCAGTATATCCTGTTTGGTGGTGGCGCGGAAGGGGGCAAGAGCTGGCTTGGGTGGCTGTGGCTGATCGGCAGCTGCCTGAAATACGACCGGACGCGCTGGTTCTGCGGGCGCGAGGAACTAAAGCGGCTGCGCAATACGACGCTGACCACCTTCTTTAAGATCATCCGGCACTACCAAATCCCACCTACTATTTATTCCTATAACGGGCAGGATCATTACATCGAATTTACCAACGGTTCGCGTATTGACCTGCTGGAACTCAAATATAAACCTTCCGACCCGCTGTACGAACGCTTCGGGTCCTCGGAATATACCGGCGGTTGGATCGAGGAGGCAGGGGAAATACATTTCGGGGCGTATGACGTGCTTAAAACGCGAATAGGACGGCAATATAACGAATCCTACGGGCTGACCCCGGCTAAGATGCTGCTTACGTGCAACCCGTCTAAAAATTGGCTGTATACGACCTTTTACCTGCCCTGGAAGAACGGGGAGCTGCCGGACGAGTACGAGTTCGTGCAATCCCTGTACGATGACAATCCCTACCGGGAGCCCGGCACCGAAAAGCGGCTGGCTGACCTTGCCAACCAGGCCCAGCGCCAGCGCCTGAAATACGGCAACTGGGAGTATGCCGACGACCCGGACGCCCTTATTACGTATGGTGATCTTATGGGGCTGGCCGATGTGCCGCGCCAGGACGGACCGAACTACTGCGGGGCCGACATAGCGCGGATGGGCGATGACAACAACACGTTTGCCAAGTTCAACGGCAACTACCTGCAGCTGCTGAAGACGATCACCGACGATCTGGATACGGCCCAAGTGGCGGGCGAGCTTATCAGTTTCCTGGGGCGGGAAGCTATACCGGCCGAACATACCGGCATTGATACGGTGGGCGTCGGGGCGGGCGTGTTTGACAACATGAAAGAGAAAGGCATTGAGTGTGTTGAGATCATAAGCGGGGCCTCGCCGACCGACCAGTACGAAAGCTATACGTTTAAGAACCTGCGTTCGCAGATGTGGTGGCAGTTCCGGCAAGATTGTAAAAAAGGCAATATTTGTATAGATTCTAATGATGAAGAATTGCAAAGCGACCTTACCGCGCCGCGCTACAAGATTGTGAACGAAAAAATGATACAGGTCGAATCAAAGCAGGATATTAAGAAGCGGCTGGGCCGCAGCCCCGACAAGGGCGATGCTGTGGTCTATGGAAATGCGATGCGGGCCGGCGTGCTAAAAGGCGAACCTTGGATGATGTGGGGATGATAGAGATAAACGACATCTGGCAGGCAGTGCTTCTGGTCCTGGCGTGCAAGCTCGGATGGGACCTGTACATCCTGGCCAAGGCTATTGTTATTGACTATTACAGACACAAACGCACAGAATAATGGAATGGAAAATACTTGACTCGTTAGATCGGCAGGCGGGCGTCAAAGCCCACGGGGCGGCCTCGATGATGCACCTGCCCGGCCAGCCGTCGTTTACCGAACACGACTATATTAAGATTGCAAAGGAAGGCTACATGAAGAACAGCGCCGTCTATTCGGCGGTCAACTTCGGGGCCAAAGTGTTTGCCAGCGTAGACGTGCAGCTGTTTGATACGGCCGGTGGGCAAAAGCAGGAACTTAAAGACAACCCGCTGCTGGACCTTATCAGCCGGCCGAACGAAGATACCGGGCGGGCCTCGTTCATGAAACAGAAGTATTCGTTTTTCAAGCTGGCCGGCAAAGATTATACGCGGATGCTATGGCCGGATTCAGGGCCTAACGCGGGCGTCCCGCAGCAGCTGGTATCCTACCTGCCTTCCAACGTAACGCCCCTGCAGGGCGATGACAACCTTATCGGGGGCTTTGAGCTCAAGAACCACAACCAAAAGCGGCTGGACAAGGAAGAGGTTATCTATGTGAACGACTTTCATCCTACCAACATCGCCGATGGTCACCCTGCGGCCATGAGCGTAGCGCGGGCGGTAGACGTAACTAATATGATGCTGGAATGGAACATGAGTGTCCTTGAAAATTCCGGTATGCCGGCCCACCTGTTTAAGGGCGGGTGGACGCAGGAGCAGGCCAAGAAGTGGCGTCAGCAGAACGAACGTGAGACGACAGGGCCGGCCCGTGCCGGACGCGACCTGTACCTGCCCGACCATGTTGATGCCGAGCGCCTGGGCATGGACAGCCGGGAGCTGGACTGGATTAACGGGCTTATCAACCTGTACCGTATGATCTATGCGGCCTATGGGCTGCCGGCCGAACTGTTCAACGACAGCGAGGCCAAGACGTACTCCAATTTTGAGTCGGCTATTAAGGCGATCATCCTGTTTGATACGATCCCGGTCTGGCGGATATTCCTGGACGAATGGAACTATAAGCTGGTCCCACGGTTCGGCGACAGCCTGGAGCTGGACATCAACAAGGAATTCATTGAGGCGATTACCCAAGAGATGATGGACAAGATCAGCAAGGGTATTGAGATGTACCAGTCCGAATTTGCATCCCGTGGGGAGGCCCGCGAGTTTGCCGGTTTCGACCAAGGGGATGAACCCGACCGGACGGTGCTTAGGAGTTCGTTTATCCCTACCGACCTGGCCGATACGGCCCCGCCCGACCTTGATGTAAACCCAGACGATATTGAGGTGACCACAAACGGGGAAGATGCCTGAGACTATTGACCACACTATACCGCCGTGCCTGGACGTACCCAAAAAACGGTGGGGCTGGCACTGGAAGCAGTTTGAGCGGGCGCGGTTCCCCTCCTACAACCGCAACCGCGCATTGTTCGGGCGTATGCTTAACAGGATGTACGAAGGCGCGACAGATAGCTTCCAGCAGGCCTTGACCCTGCCGATGGGCTTTGGGCGTGCCGAGGATTGGATCGAGCGCAACGGGGGCGATATTATAGAGCAGACCTACCGGACGGCCTACCAGAATACGGCCCTGGAATTTGCGCGGGGCTTCCAGCAAAATATCAAGCAGGAGGAGGATGAAGAAGAGGATTTGGCCACCCTCACGGCATTGGCGGTGCGTGATTTTCTGACGGCGGCCTTGTTTGCAAACGAGCAGCGCCAGCTTACGCTGACGGGACAAGTAAATCGTATTATTAACACCCATAAGACGGTTGCCAGTTCGGTGCTTCGCGAGCAGGCGCGGGCCGTCCTTGGGGTAGGCGTTGGCCAGCCGTTGCCCAATGCCACGCCGGAACAGATCAACCAGATAGCGCTGGCCGCACGCAACCGGTTCCGCAACCAAGTGACGCCATCGCACTCGCGTTTTTTTAGCACGACAGAGACGGTGGCGGCTTCTAATCTTGGGATTCTGGCTGTAGCGCGGGTGCGGCAGCAGCGCACCGGCCAACAGCTTGCCAAGATGTGGCTGTCGCAACGCGACGAGCGCGTCCGGGACTCCCACGTTATCACCGACAGTACGCTGTTGCCGCTGGACGGGCTGTTTAATATACGGGGATCGTTTCTGGCGTTTCCCGGCGACTGGACGCACGGGGCAGCTATTTCGACGTATATTAACTGCCGGTGCGTGCTGATCTTTTTCAGGCAAACGAATCTATGAAGCATTTTAAGGTATATGGTGAGGAGCGGTCGGCAACGACGTATTTGGAGCGCATGCTGGAGCGCAACACGAGGCTGAAAATCATATCGAACCGCACCAAGCCGCTGGACAAGTGGAAGCACGGCTTTCCGCATTGGTGGGGGCCCGACACCTTGCACGTGTTTATGATGCGTGATATTTACCAGTGGCTGCGCAGCGTCGCCCATGTCGATGGCGGGCGGTTCAACGGGGTAGATAAGCCGTTCGGCAATGTTACCGGCGGCAAGCATCACGATCATTGGCATGGGTGGAAGCACCCGGTCCAGTGCCGGACGGCCAAATACAGGGCGTATCTGGCCTTTGCGGCCAATCACCGGTGTGTTATACTAAAGACAGAATACCTGAAACAGAACCCGGAAGTGATAGGCGAGTTTGCCCCCTGCTTTCAGTTTAAAGACATCACGATACATACGCGGACGGGGCTGCCGGGACGGGACGATCCAACCCGGCCACCCCTTACAGACGCCCAGCGCGCGTGGATTGACAGCGTAAAAGACCCGAAAATAGAGGGCTATGTGGATAATCTAACCATCGAGCGGCATGGAATTTAAGCATTACGACGACATAGACACCTTTGACCGGCTGTACCGTAAAAACCTGTTGGGGGCGGGCAGTAACCGGCAGGCGTATCGCAAGGTCGAGCGCCGCTTCGCCGACCGCTTTGGCAAGCGCAAGTATAAGTCCTTCGAGAGCTTCAAGTCGGCCTACTACCAGCGCCACGCCGTCAAGAACGGACAATAACTTCTACTGATGCCGGTATAACAGTCTGCTTGCCCCTGTTGTCCGTACGGCGCCGCAACTTGTCTACGCTGGTGCCCGTGTCCCGCTCAAACTGGCGTATAGCCGCTTGCAGGCGGCTCTCCAAGTCCTTTTTGGCTTCTTGCATATCCATAACGGGGAATATAATAAATAGAAAAGGTAAAGTGATTAACTGATATATACCTGCCTATCTGGTAATTTGTAGCCGTATCATAATCAACCGGCTACCCATGCCCAAACCACGTACCGGCGAAAACAGGGATGACTTCATATCCCGTTGTATATCCGAGGTTGCTGATGAAGGCATCACCGGCCAGGAAGCGGTCGGGCGCTGTTTTGGGATCTGGGAGTCCGAAAAATCCAACTCCGTGAATAAACTACCCCGTAAAGAGCAGCCGCCCGAAAAGAAGCGCATTGACTTTGACAGCTTCCAGATCAAGCGGCGTGATGTTATTGTAGACAACGAAGAGATGGAAGTGGCTACCTTTGAAGGTGTAGCCAATGTCATGGAAACCGAAGACCTGGGCGGCGATGTGATACACCGGGGGGCGTTCAAGAAGTCTATTGAAGAAAAAGACGGGCGCGTCCCGTTTGTGACCGACCATACCTACCGCATTGACAACTTCTTGGGCATAGCGCATCTGGAGGAGCAGGGCAACCTGCTCAAGACAAAGGTCGAAGTCCTTATCTCCAACAACGAGGCCGGGCGCTCTTTTTTGAGCAAGGCCAAGTTTGCCAACTTCCGGGGCGAGCCGCTGGGGCTGTCGATAGGCTACGACGTACCCAAAGGAAAGTCGGAAGTCAAGGACGGTGTTCGCCACATCTACGAAGTCAAGGTGCATGAGATCAGCGCCGTTGTCTTCCCGATGAACCAGGGCAGCCGGGCTGTCGGGTTTAAGGGCATGAGCTGGGACGAGATTGAAGATACCAAAGCCCAGCTGGAAGAGCTGCTGGAGCTGAAAGGGCACAGCCTGGGCGATCATCTGACGGGGGCCATCAATGAAATGGCGGCGACCGACCAGGACCGCAAGCGTATTATCGGGGAGCTGGCCGAGGAGGCCGGCATGAGCCGCGACAGGGTTGCCGAAGTGCTGAACGGGGATATGATACGCCCCTCCGATCAAGTGCTGGCGGCGTTCAGTGCGGTGCTGGACGTGCCGATGCAGCAGCTGCTGACTCTGGCCGACAACGATATTGGCAAAACAACACACGAGGATGATATGAAACAGCACAGTAAAGAATCGAAAGGTGTAGCCCTTGCCAGAGCATTGAATGAAGCCATAGATGCAATGTTGGAGGATAATGAAGATTTAGACAAGGCTGATGTTATCGCCGAAATGGCCGATGCGGCTGGTATTGCACCGAATACGGTTGAAAACATCTTGTCGGCAGATATTATACGCCCGCCCGACGATCGGTTGCGCGGGTTTGCTGAAGTGCTGGATATATCATTTGAACGCCTGCAATCATTGGCCGAACAAGATGCGGGCAAGGCAATACAGGATGTAGGAAGTAAGTATCATTTGGTACGCAACCAGTCCGAAGACGAAATAGCAATACAAGAACTTCACGACGAGGTTAAATCACTTCTTAACGATGAGCCGCCGACGGGCACTCATGACCAGGAAGCCGGTTTGTCTGAAGCACTACAACAACTCAAACAAATCAACCAGACATGAGTGACAACAACACGAAAACACAAGATGGACTTGACCCGTCTGATCTGGAAGGCAAGAAGGTAAAAGATATTGCCACGCAGCTGGTCAAGGAGGTCAAGGACTTTCGGGACCGCAACGATGAGCGTCTACAGGCCATCGAGAACGGCCAGACGTCCTGGGCCAAAGAGATTGATCAAGAGCTCGAAAAGCGCAACGAGCGCATCGACGAGCTGGAGGTCAAGCTAAAGCAAGCCCATAAAACCGAAACCGATCAGACCGACCCGTATGAGGTCGAGCACAAGGCCCTGGAAGCATTTATCCGGGACGACCTGGATACCAAATCGTCGATGACCGAATTTTGGCGCAAAGCCCGATCCGGGAGCGCCCCCGAACAGGTCAAAGACGCGGTATCCCCGGACTACTCCCACAAAGTAGACGTGGACGTGGCCGGGCTGCCGGAGAACCTGAAGTCCTACGGGCGTGCGATTCAAAAGAAGGCGCTGTCCACCGATTCGGTTGAAGACGGCGGCGTGTTCAGTCTGCCCAACTTCGAGATGGAAGTGGTGAAGGGCATCCGCGAGATGTCGCCGGTGCGGCAAGTAGCGCGGGTTATCCCTATCGGTTCCGGCGATTCGCTGAATATCCCGGTACGTAAATCGACGATCAGCAGCCAGCAGGCCGGCGAGCGTGAGAACGTTTCGGATACCGGTACCCAGCAGTACAAACAGGTGCGTATCCAGACCCACGAACGTGCAGCCAGCCCGGCGCTGACGCGGCAGATGATCGAGGATGCGTTCCTTGACATTGTGGCCGAGACGCGGACCGAGGCGGTTGAGGAGTTCGCCGTACAGGAAGGGGCCCATTTCATCAACGGCAACGATGTTGATGAGCCCGAAGGTATCCTGACCAACGGCGATATTTCGTCCACCGACAGCGGGTCAAACACGGCCTTTGACTTTGACGATCTGATTGACCTTCAGACGGCGCTCAAGCAAGGCTATAACGGGGCCTGGATGTTCAGCCGGCAGACGCGCGGCTACATCCGCAAGCTCAAGGACAACGACAACCAGTACCTGTGGAGTCCCAACCTGGCGGCCGATGCACCCAATACGCTGCTGGGCGACCCCTATTTCCTGGCTACCGACCTGGCAAGCCCGTCGGGCGGCAACTTCAGCCAAAACGATGTGCCCGTCCTGTACGGGGACTACCAGCGCGGCTACTACATTGTAGACCGGCTGGGGCTGGACGTGCTGCGTGATCCGTTTAGCAACCGACCGTTTATCGAGATCTATATGCGTAGGCGGTATGGCGGCAAGGTTGTACTTGCTGAAGCAATTAAAAAGTTAACCACAACCACCTAATATTATGGCGACGCAAGATCTACTTGAACTGACAAAGGAATCGGTTGCCCTTGATGTGCAAACCATCAACACGGACACTACTACCGATGGCAACAACATCGACATGACCGGCTACCAGTCTGTCATGTTTGCCTACTTCACCGGCTCGTACACCGATGGTGATTATGAGCCGCTGATTGAGGAAGCCGATGACGACGGTACGGGTTCCCCCGATACCTATTCGGCGGTCGCTGACGCCGACCTGCTGCCTACCGGCACCGGACAGGAAGCTGCCCGCAGTCTGGGCGCGGCGAATGCGATCAACCAGATCGGCTACCGAGGCAACAAGAAGTTTGTCCGGCTGGCTATCGTCTCCACGTCCACCACGACCGGTGCGACGGTGGGGGCCATAGCTATCCAGGGGCATCCTTCCGATTCATCGAATACGTAATCCTTACGCGGCCGGTCCCCCGCCAAAGGGGGGCTGGCTTTATTATATGGAAAACAGATACAGCGGCGATGTATTTGGCAAAAATGTAGCCGACTCAACCCGCAACGATGGGGACTTGGCGGCCCATTACCCGTATTCGCAGGAACGGTGGCGCTTTTTCGAGACCAACCTGGACGAGGCCAACCGCCTGTTTTTGGAGTACACCGAAGACGGGCGCTACCAACACCCGTCGTTTGGGGCGGGCGCCAGCAACGGCGGCACCCAGGATGTGCATACGATAAGCCCGAATGCGGGCGATACGCTGTATTTTAAGACGGCCGAACGGTTCCGGTACGTGGTTGGGTATGAAAGCCGCGCAACATGGGCCTTTAGTATCAACCAGGCCTTGCAGTCCGGCGATGAGATCCTTATAGGGCCGGCCAGCAACTTTGGGGGCACGACGCTGCAGAACGGCTACGTGGTGCGCTTTAATTCGACGCTGGGGCCCGACAAGTGCGAATTTGTGCTGCTGCGCGACGGTACCGAACAAAACAGCAAGACGTTGAACCTGTCTACCCCCATAACCGAATTTCAGCGCCTTGAATGGCGCTACGCATGGTATAATATCATGGGGTGCATCCTTTCGCAGTCCTATGAATTTATGAACGTGCAGCTGGGAACCCTCAAATCCGGGGCCGACCAGCGCGGCCCGTCGATCGGCAACCTGAATATTGTTTGCAAGATAACGGCCGGGGGCTCTACGACAGGCCTGCAGGTCCAGCTGGGCAGCGCCGCCTGGCAGACGTGGGGCGATGTGGATGTGCTGGCCCGCAACAAGACGTTTCCCTATACGGTATCGTATGGCGGCAGCGGGGATTATGAGCCCCTGCTGGTGATACGCAAGGACCCCAAACGCGAGTACATAAAAGGGGAGTTTGACCAGGTACAGGTTAATTCCTTCAACGGCAACGACGACTTTTTTGTGCTTGCTGTGATCTTCAGCTCGCAGAACGTGCGTGATTCGGGCGGCAACCTGCTGGTAGACGGTGATTTTTCTGTGGTCAACGAAATATCGACCACCAACTCCATATTTGAGGTCACCGAGAACGCCGCCCAGTTCGCCGACTCGACCGGGACCCTGCAAACAAGCGCGGCCGATCCGGGCGGCTACCAGGTAGGCTATGCGGCGTTGTACGAGGGGCAGGGCGCCCAAAAACCGGAATCAACGCCCCGCATCATCAAACGCGCTGTTAATAACGGCGATTATATTGTTATATTGGGACGTACCGACGGGGCGACGCCCGGGGATGCACAAATTGAAATCGTAACCGAACAGGATTGGTGATATGAGACAGATAAAGTTTACCGAAGATCACGACTGGAACACCGACGGCAGCCAGCACGGCAAGCGGTCCAACCGTGCCGGGGATGTGATACAGTGCGGCGACCGCCTGGCCGATATGCTGGTATATGAGCAGGGGGTGGCCGAGTTCCACGAGACCGGGCCGACGCAAACAAAGGCTAACCTCAAGATTGACTTCGGCGACCTTCCGGGGGCTGCCGCATTAAAAGCGGCTGGCTACGATAGCCTGGAGGGCGTCGCTGGGGCCAGTGACGACGAACTGCTGGCCGTAAAGGGCATAGGACCCGCAACGCTGGAAGACATACGGGGACTGTTTAACTGATGGGCTTTGACTGGCGCATACTGTCGGGTTTTAAGGACGACCTGTTCGCCGGGGCCGGCCTTTCGGGCCGCTTTGATACGACGCCCCGCTGGCTGGAGATCGAGGTTACCGACCAGCCCGATATTGAACCGTCCACGCTGGCCGAAGTCAAGCGGTTCCTTAGCGTATCGCACAGCGATCATGACCAGATGATACGCGGCTATATCACCCAGGCCATGAAGAACGTGGAGGAGTTTACCGGGCGGGCCATAGCAACGCAGGAGATCACGGCTTATTGGAAGCTGGTCTGGGATTACGTGTGGCTGCCGCGCCCGCCGCATATTTCCATAACGTCGGTGACCGAGATTGAGGATGACGGAACACAAAATACAATTTCCTCGTCGGATTACGATACATTCGGCAACAACGAGCTAAAGCTGGAATTTGATGAATCTTTTGGCAACCAGCTGAAAGTGGTCTACCAGGCCGGCTACGGAACTACGATTGACGATCTGCCGCGATGGGCCAAGACGGCCGTCGAGTGGCAGGTGTATCTGTATTACAAGAAGAACCAGGAAGTGGCCGTTGATGCTTCCAGCGGGCTGGCCCTGCCGGCCTACGATGCGGCCAAGAATCATATATTTGTACTGCCCGAATAGCATGAAGATAAAAAAAGGCGTTCGCATATTTGGCATGAGCCCCGAGATACAGGCGTGCTTCGGTGTCGTAGAGCGCGTCTGGCGGGAACTGGACAACTACGACAACTGCGTGCTGACCAGCGGGACCGAAGGGCAGCATTCGCGCGGCTCGGAGCACTACAAAGGGGATGCGGCCGACTTCCGCGTGTGGGGATGGAATGACGCCGAGCGGGCCGAGGCGGCCGAGCGGCTGCGGGGGTACCTGAGCGAGGAGTTTGAGGTGTTTGACGAGGGCAACCACATCCACGTTGGCTTTGACCCGTCGGCGGGGCTTAATATGGAATCTACAGACAACACATGATTACGATGGCACAATTATGGGACGGTTATTGGCGCCAAGTTCTGAGCGGGCTGACGGTTGTGGCTGTTACGGCCTTATGCACCGGCTTGTTTATAGGATTTAAAATTTACTTTCAAGTGCAAGAGATAAAGCAGGATATACGGCGTATGGAATTTATACAGCAGCGCCAGCAGTTGCACGAGGTAGCATTGATAGAGCTGAGTGATCACGCAGGTTTTGAAACCAAGAAGATGCTGGAAATACTAAACGGTTCGCCATACCGGGAGACCGAAGACGATGATCAGACCGACCCGCAATATTGACCAGGTTCGGCTGACGCCGGCCGAGGTGGATGTTCGCACCCGGCTGAAGAAAGCCGATATCAGCGAGGAGACGTTGCGGCGCCTCGCGGAGGCCCGCAACCCGGACGTGCCGTTTGTCCAGCGGGTCCGCGAGTTCCTGCGGGCCGAAAACGATCTAGGCAAGGCGGCGCGCGTGCTGAAGCACGGGGTTATTCTGCTTACGCCTTTTGGGAGGAGCGTGGAGACCGCGGCCGAGTTTGCAGAAGACGTTTTGTTACCCGAAACCAAAAGACCAAAACCTATGCTACAACGAATCCTGTCTATTAAAAACTTTATCAATGTCCGTGACGAGGACGGCAACTTCTCGTGGGCCGAACTTGGCGCATCGGTGATACAGCTCCTCATCGCCGGGGCTGTTGTCTGGGGCGCCCAGCAGTTGGGGCTCTGGTCCGGGCTGCAAGAACTTATCAGTGGGTAGCGATGATTAAAACTGTTACAGACCCATCGCAGATTAACCCGGCCGAAGATGTGCTGTCGGACTTACGGGGGTCGCTGACGCCCAAGAATTTAGATAAGGCGGCGGCCAAGACGGCCGAGAAGATGGACGAGGTAAAAAACCGCGAAACACAGCGCGGGAAGTCCCCGGCCGAGGGCGGCCGCTGGGACAACCGCTACAACCGCGACTATGCCCGCCGTCAAGGCAAGCCGCGCAGCCCGGTGACGCTTCGTTCGGCGGCGCGTCGCAACACGATAGAGCGAACTTTCATCCAGACGGGGGCGAACAAGGGCGGGTTTGCCAAGCTGCGGTTTAAAGACAAGCGCAAGGGTGTTATATTCGGGTACCATGACCGCGGGATACGATACCCAAAAAAAGGATTTACCCAACGCCAGATTTACCCGGAAACCGACAAACAGGTGCCGGCCGATGTGGACGCAACAGCTGAAAACCAGATATTTAGGATCTTAAATGGATAGCTGGGGCACACTTACAAGCCTGAAAGATGATTTGGAATCGTATATTGATTCCAATTACGGCGGCAGCGTGCCCTACTTTTTGGAGCGCAACCCGCTGTCGCTGGAGGACCAGGACGGGATGAGCAAGATTGCCGGGATGCGCGTTTCGATATACGAGCAGCCCGAAGACGTGCTGATTCGCGTCGGGGCCTCCAATGCCAAGGACTGGAACCAGGCCTACCAGGTGCAGCTGTTTATGCGGGTACCGCGGGAGGGTGATTTGGACTATAATATCGAGCAGCAGGTTATGGACTTCAAAGATTTGGTATGGGACTGGCAGGACCAGATTGATGCCAACGCGGTAGCATCGGAACTATATACGCTGCAGTGGGATTCGGTGTCTGAAATCATCCGGCAGCCGTCATTCTCGTCTATGGATATTAACCTAGGTGCATACAGGAGCCAGATATGAGCTACACAGTGACAGTAAAACAAAACCACCACAACGTTGCCGAAGGAACCGAAGGTACGCGCGTAGAGGATGGACAGGTCGGCTACCGGTTTGAGGCCGACAACACCGACTGGGCTTCGACGGTAACGTTTTCGTGGGCCTATATTCAAAACCATAAAGAGTATTTCGAGGTGTCCCGTGGCCAGCCAGCAGATAGTTGAAGAAATATCGGTCAATGAAGGGGAAGACCTGTCCTATGATGTCGTGCTGGGTGAAGACACGTCCGGGGAGACGCTGTCGGCCAAGATTCGCGACGCTACGGCTACATCGGGTACAGGTTCGCAGGTAGCAACAGCGGCGGGCGCGGCGGCCGGTACGCTTATAAGCTTTGATCTGTCGTTGAGCAGCCAGGCGCCGGGCTCCTATGACCTTGAAATAATCGACGGCTCCAACGTATTTTATCATCCGGGGCCGAACCAAGTAGTACGTATTGTTATCCGGGACCGTTTTAGTCTGACAAATTAGGTAAATGTTTTTTATACTTTAATCGTAACCAAACACACAAGAGGTACTGACAGTGGCTGATGGAAAACCGCTTTTATTCGACTCTTTTGAGGTGCTGGCGGCCGGCGGGTCGGCAGGCACCGGAACCACCTACACGCTTGTCGATTCCGACAACGTAACGTTGGGTAATGAACTGGAAACGGCTATCATCGAAGACCGGCAGCAGATCATCAACTATTTCAACCAGGCGATAGAAATTATCTCCTACGACGTAGATGATGTGCTGGCCGACTCCAACATCCAGACCGATTCGACGATTGTGGCCGAAAAGAAGATCATCCTAAACGGTGCCACGGGCAGCGTGGACGTAACTATTGATAATGTCCGCATTACGGCCCATCGCCCGTTTAACGACGACTTGACCCGCGATCACGTTATGGTGATGGCCCAGAAATCGGCAACCAGTGGCATTTCAGTAGCGGCAGCATGATACTACGCATTAAAAAACTGGCTGTTATCGAAGACGCCTCCCCGGATAATGTTGTCAACCTGACGGCGATCACCGAAGGGGTGGATGGGGCTGCCGCGTTCGGGCTCACCAACGAGCACGAGCTGCTGGAAGCCGAAAACGGGCAGGCCGTCCTGGACCGGGCCGATCCTACCCTTGATGTCCGGGTGCTCAAGCCCTCATCGTCGGATATTACGACCCTGGAGGGCTGGGCCGACAACCGGACCGACGTCTACATATCGGCGCTTACCCTGGACGGCGGGTACTTCTTTGGCGACAGGCAGACCACCAGCGGGGCCGTTAAGATAACAACCAACGAAGACTTGTCCGACAACGACGTGTATGCGTTTCAGGTCCAACGGCAGACCACGCCCGGCTTTGACCCCGACACGGGATTGCACCAGAATGGATTTTGGGCCGGGTCGAACCTGTTGGGCGGGTATGAGTGGGCCGACGCCGACGGGGGTGGCACCGCTGATGGATGGTCGGCGACAGGATTTACGACGACCAGCTTTTCCTCAGGAACACAAACGCTGGAGGCCGATACGACGCAGCGGGACTTCGAGCGTGCCCTGTATCTGCCGTTTGAAGGCCAGCAGCTTACGTTTTCCATCAACAATGATTCGCGGAGTGGTTCTTACGCTACCGAACAGATCGAGATCGAGTTCTTGGACTCCTCCGACAGCGTCATATCCTCATCGACGACTACCTTTTCATCTACCGGTCGAAAAACTGTTACCGACAGTATTCCGGCCAATACCGTGCAGGTCGTGTGCCGGTTGTCGCTGCAAGCATCCAGCGGGACCGTGACCAACGATGTGTCTGACCCCGCCCTTAAACTTGGAACCGATAGTACATACAGCTTAACCTGATGGATAAAATTGACTTCCGCATACACGCCAACTTCATGGGCCGCGAGATTATTGTAGCGTCCAACAACCAGAAGAACCGCGACCGCATCGTAGAGGCTTCCAACAACCTGGAGGCGCTCAACGATGTCGGCCAGTGGTATGCCGAAGCCAAGCAGGAGGCCGAGCAACTGGAAGGTCCCAAGCGGGCCGAACGCCTGAAACAGATTAACGAGGAGTACCTGGCCAAGGTAGACGAAAAGATCGAAGGGGGCCTGGACGGGGCAACCGAGAAGCTGGTCCAGCGCCGCAAGGATATTCTGGACGCGATGGTAGACGAATGGAAAGACGGGCCGCCACCGGAAGAATTTTATTCCAATGAGCATTTTGATGATTTCGCCTTGAACCGTTTTATTGATTTTTTTTTGAATCCAGTTGGGGTGAATCCGCAGCCGTCGAACGGCTCTGCAAGCTAGCCAAAGTGACGGCCGACTCGAAGACCGAGATCAGCGACTGGATAGGCGGTATTGTGGCCGACGGGCGGCGCGTGTATGAAGATCCGACGGTATATTTTGCGGAGATGCTGGCAGGCGGCGACCTCGAAAAGCGCGACCGCATCCTTCGCAAGTACAGTGAATTTGAGATCATGCGTGCAGCCCTAAGCAAACAAAAATATGGCCAAAGAATTAGTCTATAAAATACGGTTCGACTTTGATACGGGCGAGGCGGCCCGTGGCGCCCAAGCTATTGAGTCCTCCCAGGAGCAGGCCGCCGAAGCCACCAAAGAGACGACCCAGCAGCTTCGCCGCCAGCAGGAAGCCCAGCCAACCAGGTGCTTTTTACCTACGGGGACCTGCTCAATGATGCCCAGCAGTTTCAGTTCGGCTTCTCTAACGGGCTGCGGGCCATCGGCAACAACATCGGGTTTGCCGCCGAAGGCATCTCCAACCTTTCGACCAATGCAGGGGGGTTGCGCGGGGCACTCAAGGCCCTGGGGTCCTCGCTTATAGGTCCGGGTGGGCTTATCCTGGCTATCAACTTAGCCGTTACCGCGTTTACGGTATTTGGGGATAAGTTGCTGGGTGCGCGCCAAGAGGCCAAGATGACCAAAGAAGAACTGGACGGGCTCACCGAAGTTATTGAAGGGACGGCTTCTGCGCTGGAGGCCCGCGGGTTTTTTGGTGAAGACCCGTTCGGCATTAAAGAGCTTCGGTTTCAGCAGGAAGCTATACGCGGGGCTATTGAAGAAACAGTCCGGGGGCAGGAGCGGCTTACGTTGTCTAAAGAAGAGGAGAATCGGCTTACCCGGCTACAGGTGGACTTGTCGCTGGCCCAAGCCAACAACAACCAGTCCAGGGTCAACGCGATAGAGCGTGAAATTTCGCTGCTGGAAGGACAGGTGGCCAACCGCAAAGAACTAGCCCGTATTGAGCAGCAGCTGCGGGAGGACTTGCAGGGTGTTACTGATGAGTTGCGCAAACAGCAACTTATACAAGAGCAGGTAAACCGGCTTATCCGGCAAGAAGGGCCGGGCCGCGCCGGCGAGGGTGGATTTATATCGGCAGCACTAGCCGGTGGCGGCACATTAACGGCCGAGCAGCAGCGGCAAGCCCAGCAGCGGCGCCAGCAGCGCCAGCAGGAAGAACAGCGCATCGCCGGGTCGGTCCAGCGCATTCAGGATATGTACGCACAGGCGGCGGGCAATATTGACGAGCTTGCTTTGCGGGGCATCGAAGTAACCGAACAAAAAGCCCGCGTGTCAGCACAGACGATAACAAGTACCTTGGAGGCGGCATCAATGGCCGTAGCGGCATTTTTTGGGGAGTCGAAAGCGGCAGCGATTGCCGATGCTATTGTACAAGGGACGCTGGCCGTACAGCGGGCCCTTGCTTCGGCCCCGCCTCCGTTTAACTTTGCCCTTGCAGCGACCGTAGGGGCAGCAACAGCGGCCAACATAGCCAAGATTGCCAGCACCGACATCGGAAGTACCGGGGGCGGTGCTGCTGCGGCAACCGGGGGCGGCGGCTCCTCGCGGCAGTTTATTGGCGAAGGACGTTTTGGGGCTAACCGCCAGACAACCCAGCGCCGGGCTGCCGATATGGTAACCGGCCAGAACGTCAGCGACCGGATAGCGGTGCAAGTGGTGAATACGTTTGATGAGAAAACAGCGGCTTTTGCAGTGCGGCGCGGTGAAGCAAATATACGGAGGACCCAGCAGTAATGGCCGATTCCCAAGTCATGTCTACGCCCGCAGGTGATGTGCAAGTACATATTGCCGAAAGCAGCGACCCCAACGAAACGTTCGACGTAATAGAGGTGTCGGACATCGAATATAAGTTTGACATAAACGATATTACCAAGGACGAAATCAACAGCGTGCCCTTTATTATTGCATCCTGTTCGATAACCGTTGATGACACTTCGTCAAGCGCTACGGGGTCGTTTGAGGCCGATTACCTAAGAGGCGGGGACCAGAACGTAGAAATTGATGTTGGATCGTATACGTTCCCGGTGCGCTACCAGCTCGGGGAATATACCGCAGATGATATAGCCGATACTGTGACGTTCCAGGTGACGGCATCCGATGAATACGATACGACAACATCGGCGACCTTTTCCAGCGTCCATGATAACGCTGACGGGGGGTCCCACCAGGCCTCGCCCATCAAGCAGGTTATTGAAAGCAACCTGGAGGAGTTTGGGGAAACGAGCTTTGTTATTGACACGCCTAATTTTTCCGATGACACGATGCCCCCGTCGGCAGCCGCCGGGACGATATGGGCGGCATCGGAGGAGCCCTTTAGCGTGATTCAGGACTGCGCAGCGATGGAGGGGGCCTATTTTGGCACCGGCTTTAACAACGGCTTTTACGTGCAACGCGACCAGACGACGAATAAAGCAACGATCACCCAGGACGATATCCTGGGCACGCCGTCGCGGGATATATCGTACCCGGACCTGAAAGATATTGAAATAAATGCCGATTCGGCCGACAGCGCCTTTACGGCCGGTTTTGATGTGACCGACACCGACACTGTTGCCCAATTCAGGCGCCAAAGCCTTGTTGTTACGCGCAATACGGCCCTTGTCCGCGTGCTCTATGATAATACCGACGGGCGGCTGGAGACTGATTCGGATTCCAACATGAACACGGCAGCGTTGTCCGCAACCAACGACGGGATATTGGCTTATAAGGACGTGCTTCGCGGGTCGGCGCCCTTTACGATCAGCATTACCGTATGGGGCTTTGATACGGTCAAGCCGTGGCAGCCGTTTGATATTACCGACACATCCGGTAAGTTGCATGAGTACACGGGCAAGACGTACCGGCCGACAGAACTTCGGTATTCGATCATGAACACCATTGAAATCATAGCATACGCACTCTGATGGCACTGGCAAAGCAAATAGATCAATTCCGGATTGTTGCAAATTCAACAAACCACGACATAAATATGCAAAACATGGAAATTGACACGGTGTTTGAAGATTATGCCGACGCCCCGCAATCGGTGGGCGGGAAGCTGTTTAAGCGCATGGCAGGGATGCGCGACCGCGTGCGCATTACATACGATGAGTCTATACAAGAGTCCGAATGGAGGGATTTGATTAATGATATCGTTACTGATTTTGTGACCAATGGTGTCGAAAGCATTGAATTTTATCCCGACTCGGACAACACAACGGCATCGGACAAGATAGATGTTATTCCCGAAGATTTGTCGCATCTTGCAAGCTACCAGGACCAGATGGGCCGGTTCCAGCCGACCCTTGATCTTGTAAGTGTGGACCGTAAAACGACCATAACCTCCAACTTCCAGGCGCCATGATATCCCGGATAACTTTTAATACGGTCTCGGGCGGGCAACAGACGTTGGTTGTCCAGGACTACCAGGCCGAGATTGTGCTTGAGTTTTTCGGCCAGGCGGCACAGGCCGTAAGCGGCAAGCTGCACCCACGGGTGCGCGGAAAACGCGCCACATTTCGCCTGGACTATGAGGCGTGCCTGGAGCCGGGCGCCTACCGGACGTTGTTCAATAATATTACGGCCGACCTGACAGGCGGACAGGACGAGATCACAATAAGCGAAGGCAGCGACCTGTCGAATGCTGTTGTTGTGGTGCCCGACGAGCGCACGCGGTATCTTATTCAGGCAACATCGCATATTGGCGTATTTGCCCCTTCCCTGTCGTTTATAGCTGTAACGCAAGGGGCGGACAGCGACACGCGATATGTGGAATCAGGATATGTCACCGACGGATATGTTGAGTGAGCTAAACTAATTGTAACGTTAACGAGGGCTGAGCTATCGCTAAAACGCTTCGCACATTATCGGACCCTGATTTTACGACGAAGGGGAATACCCTCACCTTTTCGGAGCTGGACCAGAACTTTATCGACCTATGGGATAAAGTAACCGACGGCAGCCAGTCTATAAATATAAGTGATTTATCTATCGGCGGCACCACCGTCATCGACGCCTCACGGAACCTGACGGCTGTGGCAGGGACGTTCACGGGGGATGTGCTTATTAAAGGAAATGATTCCTCATTACAATTAAGGTCGACCAGCGGTTCGACAGATACAGATGCTTTTGCTTGGATTGATTATCAACGTTCGGACGGGAATAGAATTGGACTGGCAGGATTCACTTCTGGATCAAACGAAGATTATATACTTCGCAATTCAACGGCTGGCGGATCAATATTATTACAAACCGGAGGAGGTACGCTTGCGGGCACTATTAAAAGCGATCAAACGACAGAATG